AAAAACATAAATACACAAAGTCATTTAAAAATAATTGGATTAAAAAATTAATAGAAAAAAATTTTAAACCTATTTTAGAAATTATAGAAGTTGTTCCTTTTTCTGAATGGTCGTTTTGGGAAAAGTATTGGATATCACAATTTAAGTACTGGGGGTTTATTTTATATAACCTAACCGATGGAGGTGATGGTGGTAATTTTGGTTATCTTGTAAATAAAAAAATATCAGATAAATTAAAAAATAGAAAATTTTCACATGAAACATTAAAAAAATGAGTGTGTCAGCCAAAAAAAGAAAAATATCGGAAGAAGGACGTAAAAGTCTATCAATTCACAGGACAGGACAAAAAAACCCTATGTATGGGAAAAAACAATCAAGATATTGTATTGAGTCTAAACAAAAACCAATTACCCAATTATCCGAAAATAACGAAATAATTAAAGATTGGTTATCTATTAAACAAGCATCACAATATTTATCAATAAATAGAAACAGCATTAGAATGGTATGTAATAATCAAAGAAAAACTGCTGGTGGATATAAATGGGTATTTAAATAAAAAATTATGTATGTAAATAATAACAATGAGAGCAATAAAAAATTAATACTTGTTGAGTACGATGCGGGAATTATTAGTCCAAATGACACTAGAAATAACTTAGTCATTAAAGAATCATATGGGCAATTAGACCATTCAAAACCATTTGAGTTTTATGCGACTTTACAAAAATACGGAGTCCCAAACCGTAATGGTAGAGTGTATCCTGAAAAAATATTAAAAAGGGAGGCTGAAAAATATAAGGAAATGATTAATAGAGGTATGTCAATATCTGAACTTAATCACCCTGAATCTTCCCTTATTGATTTAGATAGAGTTGCTCACCTTATTACGGACGTATGGTGGGAAGGTAACGTTTTGATGGGTAAAATAAAATTATTAACTACACCAGGTTTTCACGAAAGAGGTATTGTATCATCTAAAGGGGATATTGCTGCTAACATGATGAGACAAGGAGTCACTATGGGGGTATCTTCTCGTGGTGTTGGGTCATTAGTTAAAAAAGGAGAACAAAACGAAGTACAAGACGATTTTGAACTTATTTGTTTTGACCTTGTCTCTTCACCATCAACGCCAGGAGCTTACCTTTATTTAAATAAAGAAGACAGACCAAAGTACGAAGAAAAATTAACTGAACACGAAAATGTAGGTAACACCTCTAATCCTTTAAGTGGTTCTATTGACTTAATGAAAAGATTATCCGATTATTTGGATAAATAAAATTATTAAGACATGGACGAAAAGTATTTTGTAGCAAAAGTGACCACTGACATGGTGGATGAAAACACAGGTAAAGTAAAAAAAATTAGAGAAGAGAAATTGGTTAAAGGTTACTCCCCAACAGATGTTGAATCGAAAGTAACCAAAACTTATGAAACTTACACTATGGATTGGAGAATTACTGCAATCGTAGAAAGTAAAATTGATGAAGTAATTGAATAATTTTTAATTAAATTATTTTAAAAAGAAGGGATACCATACGGTGTCCCTTTTTTGTTTTTTATAATTTTTTTTGGTCGGCATATAAAATAATCAAACTTTTTTAAACTATCAACATATTTATTATAAAAATAAACGCATAACGCATTGCTTATTATTATGAGTATACAAAAAAATAATTCAATAGTTGAGGAGGCTCTTTTACAAATGAAGGCCGTTGAGGAAGCTATTAATGAAAATGCAAAAGGAATACTTGCTTCAACTATGAAGGAAGAAATCAGTGAACTAGTAAGGGAATCTTTAAGAGATTCAAAAAAATCAAAAAGGTCTTTGGTCGAACAAGAAGAAGATGGCGAAGAAGTTATCGCAACAACTGACGACACTGAAATTGGTGGGACAGAACAAGAAGATGACACAGAAGACTTTGATGAAACAGAATTCGATATGAATCTTTCAGGTGGTATGGAACCTGAGATTTCAATGCCGGATGATAATGAAGATGAAAGACCTCCTTTGAACATGACTCAGGCTCCAATAGCTGATGTGATGAGAGTATTCCAAGCTATGGGTGATGAAGATGGTATTATGATTCAAAAAGATGAAACTGGTAATATCCATTTAACTGATAATAACAAAAATTCTGAATATATCATTCAAATGGGAGGAGGTATGGATAACATGGACATGACAATGAATACAGAAACAAATGAAGGTGTTTTGTACGAGTTAAGTTTTAATGAAGAAACTGAAGACGAAACTGAGGATGACTCTGAAGAGACTGAAGAAAACGAAGGTGTTGTTTACGAATTGGAAATGGGTGAAGCATTCAAACCAAAAGGTAGAGTAGGTAAAATGAAGTTTAAGTATCCGTCTAAAATTAGAAAAGGTGTTACTGAAACTGAAGATGCTGAAGAAGAAAAGGATTGGATGGAAATGGATGACATGGAAGATGAAGAACTTAAGGGTGAAACTAAAGAGGGATCAAGAACTATGACTTATAAAAGAAGAGCTGAAAGAGACAGAGTTTCTGCTCCAAGTCAACTAAGAAAAGAATCTACACAAAAAGAAATGAATTTATTACAAGAGAAAAATGAAGAATATAAAAAGGCTTTAGATTTCTTTAGAAATAAATTAAATGAAGTTGCAGTATTCAATTCTAATTTGGCGTATTCTACAAGATTATTTACAGAACACACCACTACAAAACAAGAAAAAATCAACATTTTAAGAAGATTTGATTCTGTTGAATCTTTAAAAGAGTCAAAATCTCTTTACAAAACAATTAAATCAGAATTAGATGATGTTTCATCCAATAAAGGAATCTTTACAGAATCTGTTGAAAGAAAAGTAACTAAGACTCCACAAAACGGATCGGCAACTAATCTGATTGAAAGTAAAACGTACGAAAATCCTCAATTTATGAGAATGAAGGATTTGATGACAAAAATAAAATAAATAAACAAATAAACTCAATTTAAAAAAATAAAAATGGGAGCATTATTAGAATCAGGTCTTGTTGGTAACATCGGGTTGAAACACTTGAAAGTTATCAAAGAAGATACAATTAACAAATGGGATCGTTTAGGATTCCTAGATGGTTTGAAAGGACACATCAAAGAGAACATGGCACAGTTATATGAAAACCAAGCATCTCACCTAATCAATGAAGCAGCATCTACTGATAGTTCAGGTTCATTCGAAACTGTAGTATTCCCTATCGTTAGACGTGTATTCTCTAAATTATTGGCTAATGATTTAGTATCGGTACAAGCAATGAACTTACCTATCGGTAAATTGTTCTACTTTATCCCTAAAATTCAGTCTTACCAAACTGAAAACACAACAGGTGGTATTCACTACGGACCTATCGGTTCTGACGGTGGACCAACTGTTGCTCAAGCTCAAGCGGGTTACCCATCAACAGCTAAGAATCTTTACGATAGATTCTATGAAGGTAACGAAGCGGGATTAGATCCAGCAGGCCTTTTTGATTACTCTAAAGGTAACTATTCGGCAATTACTTCAACCGCAGTTGGTACTGTTGCTTGGGATGGTAGTCAATTAGTTTCTTCAGGATACTCTGCAGGTGAGTATAGAAAAGTCTTGATTGGTTTATCCGGTTTCTCTTCTGCAGGTGCAGGTAAATTAATCGGTCCTGACGGACAAGAAATGGATAATGAATCATTCCTTTCTGATTTAAGAATTAGAACTGTTTTACCACAGCAAAGCGCCTCTATTGGTTCAGCTTTCTCAGGTGCAGGATCAGGTAATTTATTATTTAGAGTTGTTACTCAAAAATATGGTAAAGGTATTGTACAATACGGTACACAACAAGCAACAACATTCTATAGTGGTTCTTATCCAGGGAATGGTGGTTCTTATGATGATATTTGTTCACAAAGTGGTATTATCTATTTAGAAGTTGATTTACAAGTTCCATGTGCTATTGGTGTAAATTCATTAGACGGCTATTCAGGTTTAACAACAACTATAGCTGGTAGTGCTGTTGCTGGTTCAGCATTTACCGCATCTTACAGAGTTTACCAAGAATTGGAATTTGAAGACAAAATTGGTGAAGTTTCTTTTGACCTTGAGTCAGTAACTGTTTCTGTAACTGAAAGAAAACTAAGAGCACAATGGTCTCCTGAATTGGCACAAGACGTTTCTGCATTCCATAACATTGATGCTGAAGCTGAATTGACAGCTTTATTGTCAGAACAAGTGGCCGCAGAAATTGACCGTGAAATTTTACGTGACTTACGTAAAGGGGCCGCTTGGTCATTACGTTGGGATTACAACGGATGGAAGAGAGGTACATCTGCTAACCCATTAACACAGTACACTCAAAAAGATTGGAATCAAACTTTAATTACTGCGATTAACCAAATTTCAGCACAAATCCACAAGTCTACACTTAGAGGTGGCGCTAACTGGATCGTAGTTTCTTCTGAGATTTCTGCAATCTTTGATGACTTAGAATACTTCCACGTATCTAACGCATCTCCTGAGCAAGATCAGTACAACATGGGTATTGAAAGAGTAGGTACATTGGCTGGACGTTACCAAGTTTACCGTGACCCTTACTTCCCACCAAACACAGTATTGTTGGGTCACAAAGGAACATCATTGTTAGACACAGGATACGTTTACGCACCGTACGTACCTCTACAATTAACACCTACAATGTATAACCCATTCAACTTTACACCGATTAAAGGTATAATGACGAGATACGCGAAAAAAATGGTAAATAACCGCTTTTACGGAAAAATTACCGTAGATGGTGTTAGAACATTCGATTTAAGAGAATTGAGATAATCAAAATCTTAAAGTATTACACTCAAAAGGGACAATTTATTGTCCCTTTTTTTATATATCTACATTAACTATATGTTTTTTGGTCAAATTGGTTATATTTATATGTATATGAAAAAAATAGAACTAACAGAGTCACAA